CTCTATATTCCATAGGTAGATGCGCCGACAGAAATGGGTTATCAAGCGGTCTTGAACCTTCTTAAAACTGGCTTGAGCCTGTATTAACGCAGCTCTTGCGCTGGAATAGTTGGTCCTTGAGAAGTCCATGAACACCAGCTCGAGGGGAAGACCGAGTTGGAGACCCAAAAGCCGACCCATCGTCGCCATGAAATCAGCGAAGTTTTGCGATGGATGGTCTGGTTTAACCTGCTTGATCTCCTCTCCTGGCTGGAGAGTTTTAACCATCCCAGGCTCAAGGCTCCAGTCTCTATAGGTTTTGCCATCAGCTCCTGTGAGTGTTGGCAATTGGTTTGGGGGATAGTTGGATGTTATGACCATCCCAAAACAAGCGGCCATTCGAGCGGCCACCACCACAGACTCAATTAAGCCATCGAGCTGATCGAACAATTCAAAAGACTGAGCAAAACAAGGCTCTCCGCGTGTTTGCCCCAGTCGGTGTCTCCTGGCCACAAATATAAAATCCGCTGCTGGGATTTTAATTCGCTCAACCTGGTCTCTGCGCCTGGGGTAGTAGTGTTGGTCTCCCCGGCCTTTAACGATGTTATATGATACGGGCTTCCCACGGTCATCAAGGTCGATCCCATCAACGTGGTTTGGTGTAAATCTCTTGTCCGTTGGCGCTGCTATTTGATCAGACTCCACCATTTGAATCTGGCCTGAGTCGAGCAGGATGGTCCCAAAGTCTCCATCTCTTAAGTAGCTCCTGACTCCCAGCGCTTGCAATTCATAAAAGGAGTCGAGCCCTCGAATGTCAGCTTCTATATTCCACTCAGCAAATAGTTCTTCTGCTTTGGCGTTCCACTCGGCATCCTCAGTTTTGGCTTGCGGCATAATTCCACAGCCGATGATATTTTCAACAGCTCGATCCAGGAGACCACAAGCTATGGGATTATCCCGCTCAACAGCTCGAGCTCGATCCACCATTTCGATGCGGTCATATCCGCGTTCCAGATGATAATCAGCGCTGGCGTTGATCGGTTTTGCTCTACCAAGTCTTGTATGGCTGGCTGCTCTATAGCTCTGGGAAAATGCTCGGTGTTGTCTGCGCTTGTTTGCTCGCTCCGGTGAGAAAAACGCAATGACATCATCAACCCGCTCAGCCCAGCTCTTCTTCTTTGGCAGAATCTCTCTCATATTGGATCTCGAAAAGAAACGAGACCGATGCCTGAATTGCCATCGGTGAGAAAAAAGCGGAGCCTTCGGAGCTCTGTCATAAGATCCCATAAACCTTTTAATGAAGGTCTGGATACCTCTCGCGGTCCTATCTTATAGGAGTTTGCTGTGATCCCGTTTAGGATGTCAGCTTTGATTTGGGTCATCGCGGCATCAATCTCTGCCACTGTATAGTCAGCCATGATGCTGGTATATGATGGAATTCAAAGCCTGTATAGATGTTAAGTCGTATTATGCGACCTATGCATCACCTATAAAGTAAACCTTGATTCAGAACTGGCTTTAGCCTCTTGTTTGCAAGCTCAACATATTCACTGGAAATCTCAGAGCCGATAAACTTGCGGTCAAGTTGATAAGCCATCTTCGCGGTTGTGCCGCTTCCCATGAAAGGATCATAAACAAGGTCGCCGGGGTTTGACCAAGAGATGATGTGATCTCTTGCGAGAGCTTCTGGGAACTGTGCTGGGTGTCCTGTTCTTTTGGTGCTTGAGTGCTCTTGATGGCATAGCCAGACATTGAAGCGCTGTCCCAGTTTTTGTGTTCTGTGTCCCTTGGTTGGTTTATCTTTATACGCTCCATCTTCTTTCCTTATTCGACCACATTGTTTTTTTTTATGGCAGCTATTTACCCTGTCTTTAATTGGATTAAAAGCATTAAGCTTTCCTTTGCTAAGAACAAACATAAACTCAAAGACTGGAGCATAACGAATAGCCAGAGAACCCGTTGCTGTGAATCCTCCTTTGTTCCAAATCATCGTGTCGTGAAGCCGGAACCCAACGTCCATAAAGCCCAGAGCTTGACGAAAACTCGTCCCTGTCTCGCTGCCGTTTATCGTGGCATCGGCAACAACCCAAACGACAACACCACCATCTTTTGTGATCCTGAAAAGCTCTTTTGATATCGCCTGGAAGTTAAACTCAAAGCCTTTGTAATCTCTGAGATTGTCATAAGGTGGACTGGTCACGGTGAGATCAACAAAGCCATCATCCATTCTCCCCATCGTGTCTAGGCAATTTTCACAATAGATTTTATTATGCTTCATCAATCCTTTATTAACCTCACCTTGAAACGTGTCCAATTCTCTGTATCTGGATCGACACATCTCCGGCATTGGTAGTAAACCGTCCCGCCTCGCTCCTCTTTCCTCCAGACTTTTAGAGTCCCGCACCACGGACATTTGACCTTTGTTATCTCTTGGATGTCTTTGCTTATTCTTTTCTCAGGTTTTTCAATGGCATCCTCTGGGATACTCCTGCGCCGTTTTCGTTTTGTCATTTCCACCATCCTTTGCCCTGAACCCATGGTTTCTTCCCTTCAGTTTGATTTCTGCCTTGTTGTTCAACAGCGCTTCGCCGTTTACTTTCTTCGGCCCTGGCGCGTATCAAATGATCTTGATCTGGGAGGAGCTCCACCTTTGCCATCACCGCCGCCGCACATAGGTAAGTCTCACAGTCCCAATAATGGTTGGCGGCTTTCTCACTCTTAACTTTCCACAGCATGTTTGCTCGCTGGCCTTTTCTAACTAAAACTTTGTGCTCGCTGGTCAGTTGCTTTATATAGTCGATGTCTACATCTCCATTGAGCTCCCACAGCGTATGGTCCTCATGTGAGATACGATGGGATAAAACATCCTTGAAATAATTAACATCTAAAATGTATCGGACGATTTTATAGCCCATCCCCTGCGGTGGAACATAATGCGTGTTGGTCAGCTTGATAGCCTTTGAAGCTGTTGTAGCTCCACCGTGTCCCATAATCGGCCTAATCCTTGGGTCGGACATTGACCAACGATACACTTCATCGGTCCTGCTCTTATCAATCCCCGCTGTGGATTTTCCACCCCTCGCATCGATCAGCAACATGTAGACCTGGAGACTGTCAGCGGTGGGTTTTCCCTCAGTGTCTGCTATCGGCCAATGAGTAGAGAGCACCATAGTCTCGAGCTGCTTAAATGTATCCGCGCGGCCAAAATCTATCAGCCTAGATCTAAAATTCTTACCGAAAGCACGCACGGAATAGACATAGTGATTCTTTTGAGTATCCACAGCACAAAGCACAACTCCAGCCCAGCATGGTATTAAGTTGCGCGGATGTCGCTGAGCCACTTTATTGAAGAGAGTTTCTTTCTCGATCTTCTTTTGTTGTTCTTCAAAGTCTTCACCGAGGTCTTGATTGATGAATTCCATGAGCTTGGCTGGGTCATCTTTAACCTTGAGAAACTTTGCTGCGAGCTCCGACAAATTGCACCATGGAGTGCCCATCACAGTGAATTGGAAACCAATGCTCCTGGGGTTTTCTGGCGCATCCTCCTGTGATCTCCAGCGGCCTTTTCGTATGACTGCCAACCGTTCGATGTCGCTCCATCCATACTGACAGTCTTCACACTCGAACCGAGCGAGCTGGTTAAAGACAATGCGGCTCTCATGTTGTTTGTGGGTCTCCGCCTCATCCCTCTGCGGCCACTTAACTTGAGCCCAAACAAGCGGCTGATAGTGCTCACATTTCGGGCATGGCACCGTAAAGGTTTTCTGATCATCACAATCCTCAAAGGCTTTGGATATCTGCGCCTCTCGAATCGTCGGTGTTGAGAGAAGAACAATTTTCTTTCGGCGCTTCCACGTCCTTGTTCTAGCTTTGGCCAACGAGATAGGATCAGCATCTTTTCCCGACCAGTCCACAAACTTATTCACCTCATCAAGAATGACATAGCGCACCGGCCTTGAGGCTAAGCGCTGGGGACTGGTTGCCCAGCCTACGTAGATCTCCATGGAGGTAAGTGCAAGCTTGGTCAGCTTGATATCACTTGCCTTCTCGGTGGTCTCAGCGACCAGAGAGGAGCGCACCATCGGCTTTAGTCTCTCCTCCACTTGCTCCCTGGTGCTCAGCTCGTTTGGATAAACTAACAAGCATGGTCCTGGATCAAACTTCACCCAATAGAAGATGCCATTTCTTGTGGCCTCGCTGACTCCCACCTGGGCGGGTTTCTTGACGACGACCATCTCACATTTTCTATCGCCCATCGCATCCATGATGTCGATCAAGTATGGCGTGAGGGAGCTCCTCCATTTCCCAGGGTTTGAAGATTCCTTCGCTGATAACACGCGGTATCTATCGGCGCATTGGCTGACCGTGAGCTTCTCTGGAGGAGCCCAGGCTTTGCGCTCGTATTCTGTCCAGGTTTTAGACATCTTCAGTCATTCCAAATCTCCTCATCATCAAGCCATGAACCAACAGAGCGCGGAGCATCTGATCTGATATCGTGGTAACTGCCTCCCCATCAATCATCATCCCATACCATGACCCATGTTCATCATCCTCTAATCTCTCAAATTCAAAGTCGTGTAAACTGACTGGATCAGTGCAAACGAATTCATCTGGTAAATCATTGATATATCTCATCCCTGCATCTCCCATCTCAGCCTTAGTTGTGTTGGGTGAAGGTCTACTCTCGGCCTGTCTTTTCGATTCCATTTCCCCCCCCCGCCTCTCCTATAAGTTTCCAGCCTGATGCTTTTAGTGAGTCCCCTCTCTCTGTTGCCAAAATATAAGAGATGATTTTTTTATAACCCATAGCTCGAGCAGCTCTCCAACTCGCTGAGTAAAGCATTGAGCATCCATTCTTGACATCTCCAGCGATACAAAGCCGCGTAACTTCAGCGGTAAAACCATCGCATAGCATCCGCGCTACTGGCTTGCCCACGATCACCACTCCAACAACAACATCGCCAACACCCAAACCAATCGCGAAAAGTCCTCCCTGTGGAGCTCTGTGATGCCTGTGATGGCTATCTACAAAAGCCCTTGCTTCTCTCAATGTTATTGGATGGATGTATGGTTTCATCAATCTGCATCCCTCTCTAGGCATAGCTTTCTTGCAGCATTTACCACTAAACACCATTCGCTTTCACAGATCTGCCCATCCACACATTCTGAGCACTCGCCAAACCCATACTCAAGAATCAGAAATATGAGATCAGTCAATATCTCATCCGCTTTCCCTTTACCCATCCGCCGCGAACCTCTCTAGCAGATCATTGATGGCGCTCTCGATCTCATCTTGAATCTCTGTCTCACTCCGACCAGCACAGACTCCAGACAAGCGAGCGGGGAGAGAAAAGAGACCAGCTCTCACAGCCTCTATTCTTTGAAGTCTCTCTTGCCTGACTTCCTCAAGTGGTATCAACTCACCGCGCTCTTTCTTCACCTGGATCTCGTATTTTTTGGCCAGCCAATAGTCCTTTTTATCGCGGAGCGCTTTAGGCTCTTCATCCGTTGCCTCTCTATTGCCAGCGGAGCTCCTCCCTGATTTGTTATATGGACCAAGGCATTTATCCCTTAGCCAATTATCGACATCAACAGGATCAAAGAAATGCTGTGGCCTTTTCTTGCTTCCTCTATCCTCATGTGGACATCCTCTCTGAACCCACTTAGAAACCGCTGGCTGAGTCACATCAAACAGCTCCGCTATATCTCGGCTTTTCTCCATGATGGATTCCATGATTCATCTATTTTCTATAATCTGTGGTCTCTGTTGCTTTCTTAGAGTTACACGATTTGCATAGAGGCTGAATGTTTGTGATGTAATTGCTGCCACCCTTCGACAATGGGATGATGTGATCCATAGACAATTTTTTGACTAATCCACAGCGAAGACATTTATCATCATACTTTTTACACAGGTCTGTAAATTCTTTCATCGTGAAGGAGCCATCAGCATTGTGGCGCTGAGCTCGCCTCTTTGCCTTGGACATTTTTATAACTTCTTTGCCCTTCGGAGTTTTCCGATAGGCCCTCTGATAATCCTTTGCCTTGTCGCTTTGCCTTGACGCAATAATAGATGCTCTCCCTTTCTCTGAGTTCCTATAAGCCTTTCTCGTCTCCTGGCCCAATTCTGAGTTAACGTAGCGTGACCGTGAAGCTTTCCCCTCATCAGTTTTTTGGTAACGACAATTAGCCTTATTTTTTCTAGCTCGAACATAATCCCGGCTTCTATACTCCGCGTTGCTTTTTTTATAAGCATCGGTTTTCCTCCACTGTCGGGCTGCCTCCCTACCCTTTTCGCTTTGACTATATTTTCTAGCT